CAATTACAACATGTTTATTGTGAAGATGACCTCCAATTTGATTTACAAATTCATCCGATCTTTCTTTGTGTCTTTGGTCAACATAACCTTTGATGTGTTGAAAAAATTCATTCTCACTGGGAATCAAAATGACATCAGAATCAGCAATGTCATCTAGTTTTTTTCTATTAGCGGCACCCCAGCCGAAATTACAAACACCATAATCGTGTTGAGGGTTTCGTACCATATACTCTTTGAAAAGATAATAGAAAGAATCCATAATATCATGGAGAGGTTCTTTGTAATTAGTACCGCTTCGCAATCTAGCAATAGTCAATTTCATCGTTTGGACTTTTTAATTCGATTAATTAATTTCACTTGTTTATCTTTAGCCATCTTTAATGCAAGAGGACCTACATGCTCAGTGTAAACTATTCCATTCATGTGGTCAAGTTCATGTTGAAAAACGTGGGCTGTAATACCATCAAAAATTTCATTACGCAATTTTCCGGTTTCATCATTAAATTCCACTTCGATTTTCTGATATCTAGGTACATACAAAAACAAACCAGGATAAGATAAACATCCTTCTCTCATCTTAACTGGATCGCCATGCTTTTCGGTGATTCTAGGATTGAAGCAGACGATTTGCTCTTCTGGGCTACCCATAACAAAGACGCGGAACTTATAGCCACATTGATTGGCTGATAAACCTAACCCGCTATTGTCAACCATAGTTCTTTTCAGTCGCTTAATAAAGGTTTGAATTTCTGGTGTTGTAATTTGATCAACATCGAATTCAGACAACTGCTCTGAAAGAACTTTCACATTTTCGTTAAAATTATGAAAGATAGGTAGAGGCTCAATAGGAGCCGGTTGCGTCACCCTAGTTGGTGATGTATTAATAACTAGATATTCGTCACTCATCTATCCATTCCTCTGCAAAATCTTCAGCTTGTTGTTCGGTATAAAAAAATTCAGTTTTCAAAAAATTAGTTTGTTTATCGTGGCAAAGGACCATGAATCGAACACAGTCATCTACACGATATATTTTTGTGATTTTAGTATCACCATAGTATACACTTAACTCTATCACATTACTATCCTTGAGAAATTATTTACCTTTTCAAATCGTATCATATTCCTAAATTTGTCTTGTAAGATATCTCCTTTGTGTGAGATAACAAACAGGTTAACATCCTCAAGCATATGCAAAATTTGCATCAAGTATTCAGTTCCATTTGTATCCAAAGAAGAATCGAAAACCTCATCTAGAATCAGAAGATTTGTATTGGCGGAGTTCTTTAACTTAGCCACAGCGCGCCAAGTCAACATCAGTGCCATGTCGATTCGCTGTTTCTCACCTTCACTGAATGAAGCATAACTAAATTCGTCCCTATGCCTAGATTTTATTGTCTCTTTAAATGATTCATCAAGATTAAAATTAACAAAGAAATCTAAAGAAGACAAATTTTTATTCACAAGTTTGTTTATAATAGGTAGGTATTGTTTAATAATCTTAGTTTTGATTCCAGTATCTTTCAAAAGAATCGATGCGGTTTCAAGATAATTCTTATCTTCTATAAGAGTCTTTTTTGTTTCTTCCAATACAGCAATTTCTTGTTGTATGGCTTTCAATTTAAATTCATCTTCTTCAATATCTTTTGTATCATTCTTCAGCGATTCAATTTCTTTCTTCAGTTTTTGAATATACTTCATAGACTGATTGATTGACATAGAATTGGATGCAGTTTGTATCTGTAAGTCTTGAACTTCTTTCGAGACAGAATTTATTTCTTTCAATCTATCTTGAGTAGTTTTTATCTGGAAAGATATTTGTTCAAGACCTTTTTTCAATTGATCTTCTTTTTCTTCCAATGTTTTAATTTGATCTTGTTTAAACCCTTCCTGAATGACCTGCTTACAAGTTGGGCACGAATCATTCAGACAGAAAAAATCTTTATCTTTTTTATGCTTAGAAAGATTTGTTTCAATTTTTGTTTCGTACTGAAAAAGTTTCTTCGAAGTATTTTCGGTAGTGTCTTTATCTAGAATTGAATTCTGAAGAGATAATACTTTTTCTGACAGTTCGATTCCAACTTGTTGGAGATCATTAATTTGTTTTTGTGTTGCATCAATCTCTTGCTGTTTTTTATCAATCAGATCAGTATTATTTTGCTGTAGTTTGTTTACATGTTCTTGCTGAAGTTCCAGAAGTGCTTCTTTTTTCTCTATAGAATTTCTAACAATCTGTAGCTCATCTTTGTTGTTCGAAATCTTTTCTTTCAATACATTATTCATAGTTGAAAAGATTTGAATGTCCAACAAGTCTTCAATAATCGCTCGTCTGTCAGCAGCAGAAAGTTGCATGAAAGGTGTGAACGATGCGCTACCTAAAATTACAATTTGTGTAAATGATTTGTAATTCAGTTTCAGTATCACCTTTTCAAGGTGTTCTTGATAATCTTTTGATGCTGCATCTTGATTTAATAGATCACCATCAATATAAATTTCAAAGATGTTCGGCTTCATTCCTCGAACGATTCTGAAATCTTTACTACCAATAGAAAATTCACACTCAACCAAACAATCTTTTTGATTGATAGAGTTGACTAACTGAGGTTTATTGATATTTCTAAATGCTTTTCCAAATAGAACAAAACACAATGCATCAAGCATTGTGGATTTACCAGCACCATTTGAGCCTACTACAAGCGTATTTGTATTACGACAGAGATTTATTTCTGTGAAGTAGTTGCCTGTAGAGAGAAAGTTTTTAAATTTAAGAGTCTTAAAAAATATCATTCTGTAGTTTCAATAGTCAAAGATTCAACATAAAGTTCTCGCATTAAATTTTTCAGTTTATTACCATCAATATTTAATGATGCACCATCAATATATTTTGATAGAATCGTCATGGTATCTTCAGCTTGATCGACCAATTCTTCATCATCAGTTGATTCGAATTCCATAACGTCTTCAACAATAGACAAATCAGATACTCCCACTTTATAAAGTTCATTGACAACAGTATCAAATAGGAAAGAATTCTTTTTGTTGCAAACAACTATCTTAACATAAGTGTCTTTGTATTGCCCATAATCAAAAGACTTCCAGTGATCGAAGTCTTCTTTGCTGTCATCATAGTATATTTTATGAAACATTTTATATGGATTTTCAACAAATGTCAAATCCCTATTTTCAGTGTCGAAAACGTGAAAGCCTCTTCTATCTCCTTGATCAGCCCAAGTAATTTCATATTGATTGCCCAAATAATAAACGGTGCCGTCATTTGACTTATGGTGAAAATGACCAGAAAGAACCAGATCAAATCTATCGAAAACATTTCGTTCTATCCCTGTATGGCAAATATTGCCTCTGTCCATTTCGAAACCGGATATCTCAAAGTGCCCAAAAACAACTTGACTTTTTGTATTCTCAAGAAATCGCATCGACTCTTCGTAATTGGAAGAATTGATCCAAGGCACTAGAGAGATTGAAAGATCATCATAGTTTTTATCTAGAGGTGAAATATAAACATTGATGTTATCATAATGATTGAACAATTCGTGTATTGCATTTATTTCATTGGTATTTTTGTATGTTACATCATGATTGCCAACAATTACATCCATAGTTATGTTTTCACGAACCAGCACATCAAAAAATCTTTTTCTCCATTGATTCAGTATCACATAGTTAATAAATTTTCTTCTATCAACAACATCACCCAAATGAACGATATGTTTGATGTTATGCTCTTTCAAATAAGGAAAGAATACATTTTCCCAAAACTTGAAGAAAAATTCATTAAACAAGAGGCTGTCTCCTCTCGCTCCAGCATGAGTATCATTTATAAGTGCAATTCGCATTAATACTTACCATTTATCTTTAATAGATTCAGCTTCTTGTACACGTTTGCGAAGTTCGGTTGTAGAGAAACTGTGTCTTCTTTTATTATAGAAGATCGGCATATTCATTTCTTTCCCGGTAAAAGTTTTATCCCGATATTCTTCACCAACAATTCTAACATCAATTGGATAAGAATTCAAGATGTCTATGAGGTCTTTTTCCGTAGCATATACAACAATTTCATCAATATACTTGCAAGCCTGAAGTTGAACGTATCTTTCAAATATTGATTGTATAGGTTTGTTCTTTTCTGACCTGTCCAATGTTGGATCGGTTTGCAATCCAACAATCAGATAATCACATTGTTCTTTTGCATCTTTTAACATCATGATATGCCCAGCATGAAATAAATCAAATGTTGAGCAAGTGAATCCTACTTTCAAATCATCCTTCATTTGTTAGTTCTTCTTCAAAAAATTGTTCTAGACCTTTTTTGTTTTTCTTTTTGTTTCTTTTCTTCTCTTCAAAATTGTGAATGAATTCGGAAATGTTATCGTAGATTACGAATTGTTTCATATTTCCATCAGAGTCTTCATAAAGCTCACCCTCATCCAAAATACCAAATTGTTCCGTCGCCTTATACTTCACATACATCTGCTTCTTTTCTTTTTGAATCCTACGAAGAAAAGCATAATAAATTATCTGTGTAAAGTAGGCAAAAGGATTGTTAGATTTTGTTGGGTCAAAATTTCTAAAATACATAATGCAATTTTCGATGCCATCACAAATCATTTCTTCTCTAAATGAGTATGAGATAAAGTTCGGTTTTCTGGAAAGATGTTCAGCAATCTTCAGAAAACATTCACCGATATAGTTGGGTACAATAGGTTCATTTTTATTTTCTTTCTTTGCTGTGTCACAATCTTCTTTGTACTTGATTAGAGCATTTAAAAAATCTTCATTGTTGACGTAGTGTTTACTTTTTGTCATTCATTACTTCCTATTATTTTGCTTGACAAGAGCCAGGCATAGACATATAATGCTGGTGTCCAAGCTTGAGATTAATGTAAGGTATGTCCTTTAGAAGTTTCTTCTACTTCTAGCAATTCTTCCTCATCGTATTCTTCTTCTGAGAGTGCATCTTTTTGATCAAGAAGAGATGTGTCAATCAGCTTTTCATTCATTTTAATAATTTCATTACACTCATCAACTGCTGATAGATAATATTCAACTAATGAACTCTTTGGTTCAAAAATAGAAACGATCCTATGTGCGTGTATTTTAGCAGAGTTGATTTTCAAAAGTTCAGCAGGCATCCAAGGGCTCATCATGACCATAGATTTACCTGGAGTAATTCTTTTAAAGAAAAGAGTCATCGGGTTATTCATCACAATGGTGTCCGTTTCTTCCTCAATTTGATACGAAGTAATGATATCTTCTCCATCTTCAAGCCTTATTATTTTTATATTATCCATGTTTTAACTCGATGTTATAGAACTTATAATTAAACTTCTCTTCATCATATATTTTAACTCTTTCTATAAAATGATTCAAGGTAAAATTCGTATGTTTACCTACTCTTAAATCATCCGCAATGTCAAATAAAGTTGCAACTTCTTTGTTATCTCCTTTTCTGAGACCTCTTCCTATTGATTGAAGGTTTCTGATTCTGGATTTTGAAGGTGAAGCAAAAATAACATTGTGGAGATTTCGAATGTTAATTCCGGTACTAAACGTTCCGTAAGAAGCAATGATGATTGCATCATTTTGTTTTTCAGTAATTGCTCTTATGGATTCGCGAGTATCGACTTCCGTTCCTCCGTAGATGAAGAAAACTTTTCTATCTTTAGCTTCTGTTTCGACAATACTAAACAGTTGTTTTCCTTGCTTCTCAACAAACTGAAACAGAACTAATGAATTACCTTGAAGAGATAAAACAAGATTCTTAATGAAGTTGTTTCTGTGAGCATTCATTACTATGTATTCTATCTCTTTTTGATAGTCCCACTTTCTGCTTTGTTGACAAATATCTTCTGGATATTTCAATATCAAACATTTAATTTTAAAATCAGATAAAACTTTATTGTCGATCAATTCTTTTGTTGTCGTTACTTTGAAAGTTGGACCAAACAAACCTTCTAGAACAAGCTTGTGCGTTTTAGTTCCATCAAGAGTTCCTGTGCAACCAATTCTATACCTTGCGTTTAGAAGTCCGGTCATGATTGTTGCTAGTGATTTCGCTTTAAATTGATGTGCTTCATCACCCAAAACAAAATCAAATTGTTCGAAGTAAGATTTGTCCAGATTGTAAATAGACTGCCAAGTTGTAATTGTTAGAAATTTGTTTGTGTGTTTTTCTTTTCCGGAATATTGACGATGACAAAATGATTCGACATCGTATCCATAGGATTTAAAATCAGTATACATTTGTTCCACTAGAGATGTTGTAGGAACAATTAGTAGACCTTTATTGCATTGCTGCTGAATGTATCGTACAATCAGATATTGTATGAATGATTTACCAGATGCGGTTGGTGATAAAAGTAATATTCTTCTACTTCTTATTGCTTGAACAAAAGCGACCTTCTGATAATCTTTTGGCTGAAAAGGTATGTTTAGAGTTGATATAAACTCTTCTGCTTCTTTTAATGAAAAATTTTCTTCTAACTCAACATTCTTATCAAACGTGACACTATATTTTCTATCAGAGCAGAATTTTTTGATGTATGGAACTAATCCATAATAAATTTGATTAGTTTTTAAATCAAATAAACGTATTTTTCCGTCCCACAATTTATTTCTATAAGCAGGAACAAATTGATAACCTGGGACTTGAAACGTGAAGTAGTCTGAGATTTCTTGGCTCGTACTACGTTCACATTCTAATTTGATGAAAGCTTCATTTACTTTCGTTACAGTAACATCATACACCTTGAATAAATCTTTCCCATTCTATAAATGATCTAAGTTGAAATGTCCTACTATGTAGTTCTTTCAGGATCATCTCACAGCAACTAACGATCTCGTCATGTAATGTTTTGTTTGCAATACATTTTTGAATATCGACATCACCTTCAAGATAAGTTGATATGTCACTTTTCAAGACAAATGGAAATTGATCCCATCCGAACTTTTTCAAGTCCTCATGGCTCATTTTACCTGAATAGTATTCCCACTTTGTTCTCTTCATTTGATTGTATTTAAACTCCGCTTCTTTCGACAAAAGTTTGTGTCTCGAAAGAATGTTTAGATATTTGCTATGAAGTTTGGGAATATCAAGAAGTGCTTTACCAGGTTCGGTTCTATCAATTTGACTGTCTTTTTCCCACTCAGACATCAATTCATCAAGTTTAGACATAATAATCCTCCTAGACGGAGTATATACTAATCAAAAAAGTTTTTCAATATTAAAATAGGTATATCTGAATGATGCGTCTGCGGTGATAACACTTTCTGGTGTGTCTTGGGTAGACAACATGAAAGATGATAGTGATGTTGGGAAAACGTTGTAAAACTTAAAACGATAGTATGGAGTAAACGACGAAGAATATATCGTTAAAGTTGCATCTGAAAATTGAGGTGTAACTGGATTACTAAACTTGGAAAGTTTATCTAAGTTGGCATACTCTTCAAAGTTTTCTGGAAAAGTCATACCTCGAATCCAATCATGAATTTCTACCCA